TTGCGTAGTTTCCGTCTTCTAATTCAAGCACATGGCCACATTTATGTTGATCTGGTTTTTCTGCATAACCAAAATTTAATTCATTAAAGTCACCTGCGCACCAATCTATTGTAAAAAGATATTTACCTTTACGTTTTATTTTACGTCTTGATGTATATTGCATAGTAGCGCCAGCTAATTCATAAAAAGTTGTGACACTTACATTGTAACTAAAACTATCCCACATGATTACTTCATCTAATGGTAGTTCTTTGACCCCAGGTTTTGTACAGAATGCAGTGATAGGTGCTCTCCACCATAACCCACCATCTTCCATTAAAAAATGAAACAGAGGTACTCTATTTGGTATAGAGCTAAAACCAAATACTCCTACCTCAAAATATTTATCGTGTGAATCTTTTTGATCTCTTAAGTAGTTGCCTCTTACCCAACACTCTATTACTGGTATGTTTGCATTTAAATAAGCCATAATTATTCCTCACTTATGTTACCCCAATTTGGCCCTGATTCATAATCTACTTTATTGGGAATTTGTAAATCAACTGCATTTTCCATTATATCTTTTATTTTTGCAGCTTCTAAATCATTAATAACAGATATATCAAGCTCATCATGTATTTGTATATGCGGTGTAATACCCTCTTTATATAATTCTATCATAGCTTTTTTAGTCATATCAGCAGCTGATCCTTGAATTAATTTATTTAAAGCTTTGTATGTAAAAGCTCTACGATGACCATTTTCATGCCAATAGTTTTTTTGTTTATTACCATCTTTGTCTTTTATAAATTCTCCATCTTCATCTTTCATGTGTGGACCCATAGCTTGAAGTTCTAACATTCTTTCATGATCTTGTGCAGGTACAAATCTACCCCAATCATTACCTTTTAGTATAGGTTCATATTTTGGAAATCTACATTTTCTATTTAGAATAGTTTTTATTCTACCTTGCTTTTGAGCAGCACTCATTAATTGATTTGTTAATTGTTTTACAAATGGAACTTTACCATGGTAAGTTTCAAATAATTCTTTTGCTTTGTCTTTAGATACTCCAAGCTCTGCTTCTAACTTAGCTTTACCCATTCCATAAAATAAACCAAGGTTAATTACTTTAGCTTGACTTCTTGGAATCTTAGCCATGTCTGCAACAGTTTGGTGAAAGTCTGCTTTAGGATCATTATCATAAGCGTCAGCAATTTTATTAACTGAAGCTAATCCAAATCTTAATGCATACTCTGTAACTAATCTTGGTTCCTGTTGCGAGTAGTCAAACGTACCCCACTTGCAACCTTCTTCAGGTAAGAATAAACTTCTTATCAATGGACCTGTGTTTGGATCCTTCGCTGGAATCTGTTGTAGATTAGGATTTGAATAACTAAATCTACCTGTAACTGTACCTCCATCATCAGATCTAATTTGATTTATCTCTGCATGAATTCTACCATTATGTTCGTGTCTTAAAATTGTATCAATAAAAGTTGTATTAACCTTGTTTATTTTTCTAGCTTCTGCTATCATTTGAATTACAGGATGCTCATGATTAGAAAGGAAATTTTTTGTAAATGAAGGCGCACCAGTTTTTACAGTTTTTTCAAAAGGTAGTTTTAAATGTTCGAAAACTTTTTGAATACTACGTGCAGCCCATATTTGAGTTTCTACTCCTGTCTTTATTTTCACTTGGTGTATTAATCTTTCTTCTTGTGTTGTTAATTCTTTTTTTAATTGATTGGCTCTTGTCACGTCTACCCGCACCCCTAGGAAACGCATATCGACTAGACAAGGAAACAGATCTGTCTCAAGATTAAATATATCTTCACAGTCATCTTCTCGCAGTAATTTTTTTACATGTTGCCAAAGTTTAAAAGTTAGTTCAGCATCTTTTTCTGCATAAGCTCCTACTTCGTGCGCAGGTAATTTCCACATATCTGCTTTTGGATCTAATCCTCTTGACTTAGCTGCATCAGTCAAAGCTTTTTCATTTTTACCTTCGTTAAGATGATGCCATGACAATGCATTTAATGTGTATGCAAATCTGTTCTCATCTAAAACAGAACATGCAATCATAGTATCTACGATTAAACCATTGATTTTTATACCTAAATTACGTATCCAACACACATCATACATTGCATTATGAAATATTTTTGTAGCAGGACATTGACAAATATCTTTGAACCATTCTAAAGTTTTAGTTCTACTCATGTTTGGTCCTTCACCATGCGCTATGGGAAAATACCATTTGTCATTAAATGTAGCTACAGCAATACCAACTACTTCACCATTACCTGTAACTGCACCAGATCCTTTTGATTTTAAATCAGGGTCACGTGTTTCTAAGTCAATTGCTATTTCATCATAATCTCTTAGATCAGGATATTCAGTAGGTTGTACCCATTCGGTTTGTGTTAAGTATTTAGGTATTTTCATTTTTGTAATACGTATTTCTTTTCTACTAACTTATTTAATTTATTTTTATTACTAAATGCATACAGAGCTGCATCATAAGTATGAGGAAATATTTCCCAGTCAACCAGACTACCATAAACTTCTAAACGAAATTCATGTTTGTTCACAGTAATATTTTTTGCTTTAAAATTTCTATTAGGCATTATTTTAAATTTTTTAAGACAATGTAAACTATAGTAAGACCTATTAATAAACAAACCATACTATAACCAAACATACCTAAACCAAAACCAATTGTCATTTTTTCTTTTCCATATCCTTCATTTTTAACATTTCTAATTGACAGTAGTGTACAATTTTTTTAAGATCCTCTGCTCCCCCTTTTCGCTGATAGCGACAAACGTACTTCACAACGTTGCCCTGAAAGAACGAGAGATCATTTTTAGAAATAAACTCGTAAGGCTGTATAGGAAATTTTGTATAATGATTCCCGCCAACCTGAGTATACTGTGGAAACGCCTCGTCCAATATATTTTTATTTGTCATAGTCTATACTCCTTTATTTTCTTTTTAGCTTTCAGTTTATATAAATTATTTCTTGCTCTAGTAATACCCACGTACCACACTCTATGCTCTTCATCTTGTTTGTCAACACTTAGACGAATACTTTTCTGTACTTTAGCTCCTTGATGTAATGATAAAATTACATTGTCTTCTTCACCACCTTTTGCAGCGTGAATTGTAGATAACCATATCCTTGCATTTTCATAAAGTTTTTCACCCCCAGAAATTATATTTCGAATGTAAAGTATTTCTTTCTGATCAGCCACAAAGACATCGTACCAATTTTTTTCAGGATTCCAATTACCATTGGGAATATATTCTCTAACGTCATTAATTTCTTTTTCTTCAAGTTTACCTTCTCTTATCCATTTAGTGTAAGCTATAGCTCCATTATAAATTCCTACATTAAAACTTTTACCTTTGTTAGTTTGATAATAAATATTTTTACTTTTAAGTTCTTTCATTATGTCTAACAAATTGCTTTTAGTTCTAGTCAAGATTAACCATTTACCTTGTGTCAAATCAACTTGTCCTAAATTATTAATGTAAGACGCATGACCCTTTTGCGCTCGTGGCAAGTATTCTTTATGTTTCCTGATGCCTGATATCTGACCCACTGCTATTTGAGATTGATCTTGTACAGCTTTAGATACTCTTCTAGAATATCTTAAAACTTTTTCATTTGCAGGTTCTTGTACAAATCTATTTACATCAGCACCAGCCCAAGCAAAAATAGCTTGATCATCATCACCAGCTAAATATATATCTTCACAATTTTCTTTTAACTTATCATACAGTTGCCATTGTAATGGAGATAAATCTTGTGCTTCATCTATAAATACAGCTTTTAACTTAGGAAATTTTTTTGATTCTATAACTTTTTTAACAAGATCATTGAAGTCTAACAAATGCATTTTTGTTTTATACTCTTGTAAGTTTATATAGATATGATTTAATGTATCCCAACTATCTATATCTTTTCTATCATGTTCATTAAGATCAAACTCTTCTCGTAAAGGTATGTCTTTGTTGATAGATCTTTGTATCATTTGAAAATAAGGATTATTACAAGTTAAGAAATGTGTTTCTTCTTCATTATATTTATCATTAAAGTTTACTCTTATATTTAATTTTTTACCTAAAGCTTCATAATGATGTGGCTGCATGATATCACTTTCATTTAAATTTAATAAATGAAAACAAAATGCATGAAGTGTTTGAAAATATGGAACTTGTTTTTCATCTACACCTATTCTTTCTCTAGCTTCTTTTGCAGCTTTCTTTGTAAAAGCAAAGTAACCTATTTTATGATAAGGTGTACCGGTTCTTACATAAGCATTTACTCTTCTAATTAATCTAAAAGTTTTACCTGTCCCTGGTGGACCATATATCTTAATAGGTTCTTTCATTATACAATGTTTTCTTTGTCTTCTATTACTATTTTTTCTTCTGGTATTTCTTCTTTCATCAAATCATCTGCAGGCATTTTTATACATCTAACCGGTGGAAATGATTTTTCACTTTCACCTTTTGGAAATCTTTTTTGAAATCCAAACTCAGCTTTGAAATGACTTTTAATTAGAGTTGCAGTTCTTGGTCTGTCCTTTGTCCATTCATTTCTTTTTATCTCTTCATAAAATTTATCATAATCAAAATAATAAAACTCTTCATCTTTCAATACAGCACCACTTTTAAATGAAGCATATGTTGTAGCTTCTGGTCCGTTGACATAATCTTCTAGATATTTCTTTAACATCTCAATAGGATTAGTACCTGCAGGTGGTTTAATATCCTCTTTAGTGGCCCATAGAGCGTCCAGGATATTTGGTCTGCTATGAGCGCTCTCATCTCTTTCATTTCTGCTATCTTTTTTATGTGCTTTGCATGTATTTGAACCACTTTACTGTCAGATAATTCTACATTAAAAAAATATTCTGGATCAGGTTTATAATCTATTTTAATTAAACCTGATATTTGAGGCCAACTACTTTCTCTATGACTTCCGATACCAAACTTTCTACGTAAACAATTTCCCTTTGCACAATAAGATGAGATAGGTAAGTCATGACAAGTGTGTCCAGCTGTATCTTTATCCCAACTTTTTATTTTTTGATTTACTTTGTCATCACCCCACGTGTCATCATACTTTATAAAATCTCTAGCTGCTTGTAATAATTTTTTCTTCCAATCATCTTTGTGTTTCTTCTTAACAAACACCATGTAGTTAAATAAAAATCTATCTCTCTCATCACTTAGTTTGTTTCCTGATTCCTGAACCTGTTTACATATCATCTGTAAACATGGAGGACCATCTAATAAATCTTCTGGGCCACCAGTTAATATTTCTTTTATCTTTTTATTTGATACTTCTTTTAATGACTCTTTTGTTTGTAAATTATCTTTTACTACATTTATAAAATCTTCAAACTCTAGTTCTGTTCCGTCTGGTAATAATGCTTTACGCTCTGTCTTTTTAAAATAAGGTAGATTAATAAATGATCCAGAAGTTCTAACATTATCTTGATTCATTCCTAGTTGTGTTTGTTTAGGAAATATTTCTGTCTTAGA